GATTACATTAAGACTTATGTAACTCTTATGAATGGCATATTCAATCTTACGGATATGGAGATCTCGATTTTAGTAGCGTTTATTAAGTATAATCCAGATCTAATAGGAACAACACTTTCCAGAAAGGTAGTATCTGAACAGCTTGGCATTGCCAATGTAGCGGTTCTTAATAATTATATTAAGAAGTTAAAGTTGAAATCGGTGATCATACCGGCTAAATCTAAGTACGATCTGCACCCGATGCTTCATCCAAATCATTATAAAAAGGGGATACAATTTACTTTTAACTATGGCGAAACCGAAGTACTATAAGGATCTATCGACTGTCTTGATGAAAGAGATAGCAAAGGATATGGGTACTTCCTTTGAGGAGATTTATTCTATAGTAAATACCCAAAGTAAGTATACGGCGCATATGATTGAGCACAGTGGATTCGAGGCAATATCTCTTCCGTACCTGGGTAAGTTTATGGTAAACCCATTCAGACTACAGAAGATCAATCAAAGTATGGCAGAACGAAAAATTAAAAAATATGAGTCTATTCCAAGAAGAGAAGTACAAAGTGACAGTGACTCCGGAGATTAAATTAATCCCCGAATTCTCTGTTATCTGGACCCGGGACAAGGACTCTCACAAAAGAGTAGCTGTCCAGGAGTTCTCTTATATTTATTTTATTACAGACTACAAAAGTCCTTACACCATCTACAGTGGCGAGGAGAGACTTGGTGTAGTAAAGAAAGATTTGGGGTTTGACCCAGACTGGATTCCGGACCAAGCTATCATCAACGCAGTAGCTAAGTACGAACAGTTAATGGAAACTCCATCTGTAAAGAGTCTTAAGGCAATCAAAGAGTCCCTTCTCACATCAACGAAGGTTATTAAACTAATGCAACAAAACATCGAGGACATGATGCAAGCGCAGAGTGATCCGGAAGATGGAGATGCCGATCTGGATATACTGTCCGCACTTGCTGACAACATAGACCGGCTTCTAAATTTATCGAGTAAACTTCCAAAAGCAGTCTCCACTATTGAAGAGTTGGAGGAAAAAGTCAAGAAAGAGCAGAGCAACGAACGCAGAATCAAAGGAGGGGGTGGAGCTACCCATTTCGAAGACTAATGTAATTAGATGTTTGTAAACACGGAACTATTTAGAACCGAGGCAAAACATTTTTTAAAGTACGGGTACTACTGCCCGGATCCAGCTGGGAGTCTTCCATGGATGGATTATTGGAACGAACAGAACATTCGTATCCGAGAAGGATACTCTGTCGGCGGTGTAAAGATCACCGGTCATCACTATGCATATTTGAATTTCGGTCAGATCCGACTTACTCAAACTGAGAACGAAGAGGCAACTTTAGTTAAGAACCGAGTTAAGACCGGACGAAAGATTCTCACCTTCCCGGATTTTTGGGATGGAGATTACGACTACTTCTGGAATTTTGAGATCTGTAGGTTCGGAATGGCTGCAGATAAGGTAAAGGATCTTAACCTGATCAATACTCCTACTCTTCTAGATGGCGGACATCACATGCTGATAGCCAAGTCTCGTCGTAAAGGGTTCTCTTACAAGAACGGTAAGATCTGTGCTAACACTTACAATACGGTCCGGAATTCAACCACACTGATTGGAGCTTTTGAGAAGAAGTACCTATATCCAAAAGGTACGATGACCATGGCGATCAACTACATGAACTTCTACAACGAGCACACAGCTTGGGTAAAACGTCGCCAGGGAGTAAACAAACAAGAACATGTCAGGGCATCTTACTTCGAATACATCAATGGACAACCTATTGAAAAAGGATATAAGTCCGATGTTATAGCCATTACCTTCAAAGACAATCCGGATGCTGCCCGCGGGAAAGACTCCGAGCTTATACTTTTCGAAGAGGGTGGAAAATTCAATAACCTGAAGGATTCGTTCATGGCTACAAAACCTACTGTAGAGGATGGATCTGTAACAACAGGAATGATCGTAATATTCGGAACCGGTGGAGATATGGATGGCGGTACCATCGATATGGAAGAGATGTTCTATAATCCAGAACCCTACAATATCCTTCCGTACAACAATACTTGGGATGAAGGAGCGAATGGTTCTATATGCTCATTCTTCTTCCCGGATAAACTTAACAAGATCGGATTCATCGATGGAGATGGCAACTCTCTTCAGGATGAAGCAGAGCAGTACGAATTAGAGAAAAGGGAAGTTATCAAGAAGAGCGCCAAGAGCAGCGCTGTATATGATAAGCATATCACGGAGTATTCTAATTGTCCCCGCGAAGCTTTCTTACGTACAAGCAATAACATCTTCCCTACCATCCAACTTAACGAGTGGAGAGGATACCTACAGAGTAAGAATCTATACTCGAGTATGGGTGTTCCTGGATACCTATCCGAAACAAAAGATAGCGGAATTAAGTTTCTTCCATCCCAGAACGTGCACATTATCACCAAGTTCCCGCATAATAGACTCGAGGATCTGACCGGTGGATTGGTAGTTTACCAAGTCCCATATAGAAGCCATGACGGTTCTATACCCGATGGAATGTATGTGATCTTTCATGACCCGTATGGTAACGACACCGATGGAGGATCTTCCCTTGGTAGCGCATTTGTGTATAAGAAGATCAACAATATATCTGGTCCGGATGACATGCTTGTTGCAAGTTACGTCGGTAGACCAAAGACTCAGGATGAGTATAACATGAATCTGTTCCTACTGGCAGAGTATTACAATGCCAAGATCGGATTTGAGAATGACCGCGGAGACGTTATCGGATACGCAAAGAGGTTCAAGAAACTTGGATGGCTAAAGAGCGAAGTTGAAATTATCGATAAGACTCACAACATCAACATTCGAAAACTCGGACGTAAGTACGGGATGAGTATGGGTTCCGAAGAGAGAAAAGCTCAGGCAGAGATTTATCTCAGGGACTGGTTGGTAACTCCAAGAGGAAAAACAGAGGACGGAAAACAATCGCTCAATCTACATTTTATATATGACATTCCACTGCTGGATGAACTTATCAGATACTACCGGAAAGGTAACTACGATAGGGTATCCGCACTACTTGTGGGTATGTATTATATCAAAGATGAGATGTTAAGACCGGTTGTGGAGAATAATTATGTGGAGCAGGACGATTTTTTCTCCCGGGATTTCTTCTAAAATAGTCTCTATAATAAGGAAAGCAGTAAAATAACTAAAAAAAGTATAAGGCATATAAATTGGCATTCATGAAAACTTCCACGATTTTACCACAACAACGGCTTCCAAGATCCAAGAAAGATAAGGATTGGGGAATTGCCTGTATGGAGGGACTTCTATCAGAAGCCAAATTCCCTTCTACCTCTTCCAAATTTGGAAAATATTACGATGCCTATAATGGTACCCTGAACCTGATGGAGTACGATTATGTGACGGATCCATATAAATCCGAAGAGTGGAAGACAAAGAAATTCCCGGCTAAGATCCGAAATTACAATATCATCAAACCGGTTATTGATATTCTCCTTGGAGAGAAATCCCGCAGACCTCTTAACTATCATGTGGTAGCTAAGAATCCGGATACGGTTATCAAGAAGAACGATGCGCAGAAGCAGGAAGTTATTCGAAATGTATACCAACAGTATATAAATGAGCTTAACGCACAGGGAGTAGATACCCAGAGTCCATCTCAAGAAGTTCCTCCTCCAGAGAAAGTGGTACGCGAATTCAATGAGAAGTACAAGGATACCCGGGCTATTATGGGTGAAGAAGCCATAGAAATCATGATGGCGGATCTCGACATAGAAGACAAGTTCATGCTTGGATTCTTTGACTGGTTGGTAACTGGATATGTCTTTACCTACAAAGGAGTTTCATTTGATGATGTTGAATATGAAATTATTAACCCACTTGATCTTGCGTATGACAAATCTCCGGACGTGGTATTCATTGAGGATGGCAGGTATGCTATTCGTAGGAATAGGCTTACTACTAACGATATCCTGGATAAGTTTCATGATATACTATCTCCAGAAGATATTGATTATCTGGAAGGTGGATCCAGAACCAATAGTACAACAAGCTTCAATTTACCTGGCGTAGCTTCAGCATATGCAAATGCTTCCGATGCAGAGTACCATGATGTATTTCATTTTACTTGGAAGAGCATGACCAAGACCGGATTTGTAACCTATCCTAATCCTGTTACAGGTGAAATGGAAGAAATGGTGGTATCGGAATTCTACAAGCTGGCTGAAGAAGAAAAAATTAAATGGGAATGGTTGAATGAAGTATTCGAAGGATATAAGATAGGCGGAAATATTTATACCGAATCTGCTCCTATCAAAGCTCAGAGGACCACTATGAATAATCCTTCGAAGTGTAAGATTCCTTACAACGGAAGAGCGCTTAGTGATCGTAACTCAGAAAATATATCGGTGGTATCTCTCGGACTTCCATATCAGGTGCTGTATAATATATTCCACTATAGAATGGAACTTTCTGTAGCCAAGAACAAGGATAAGATTATGCTTATGGAAATCAATATGATTCCTAAGCGCCATGGATGGACTCATGATAAGTTTATGTATCATGCTGATGCTCTTGGATTTGCATACGTCGATTCTACAGCTGAAGGAAATGCCGGAGAGAAAGTAGGGTTCAATGGATTCCAGGTATTGGATATGTCACTCGGAAAATACATCGAGTCTCAGCTAAATCTTCTCGAGGTAATCAAGATGGAGTGGGAAGAGTCACTTGGTATCAATCGTCAACGCAAAGGACAGGCTCTGGCATCTGATGGAAAAGGAGTTACCGAACAAGCGCTGACCCAATCTTCAGTTATTACAGAAGAGATCTTCCGGAAATTTGAGACCGCCGAACAGAAAGATCTTCAGGGACTTCTGGACGTTTCACAAATCGCATGGAGTAAAGGAAAGAAGGGATCGTATATCAATTCGGAATATAAAACAATGTTCTTTGATATTAATCCCGATGAGTTCTGTTCTTCTGAATTAGGACTGTTTGTGGTGAATTCCGCTAAAGAAGTTGCCAAACTTAATAACCTTAGATCACTCGCACTCGAGTTTGCACAGAATAAAGCTAAGCCTTCTACTATTGCAGAGATACTCGAGGGATCCAATTTTGCCCAGATCAAGCGTAAACTCCGTGAGGTAGAGGAAGCAGAACAAGCTATGCAAGCAGCTTCTGAACAGGCTCAGCAAGAACACGAACAACTCTTACAGCAGATGGTACTTGCGCAGCGCGAGGACGAGCAAGCACATGAGATGGAACTTAAGCGTGTCGATATCGACGGTAAAATAATGGTAGAGCAGATGAAGATCGATGCTACACTCTTTGGATCCGACATAGACGGGAATGGAGAGATGGATATCAACGAACTTGAGAAGAGAAATCTGGACAGGGAGAAATTCTACATGGATCTATCCGAGAAACGCTCCGCCAGAATGGACCAGGTTAATCTTAAAAAGCAAGAACTTCAGCTTAAAGATAAGCAGATCGATACCCAGCTTAAGATAGCCAAAGAGAACAAGAACAAATTCGACAAGAAAAAATAGTCTATAGTATATAACACATAACGCTAAAATAATAAAACATCACACATTAACTTAATTTCAACGCAACAATGACAACAAAAGCTGAAAATTTACTCGACAAAATGTCCTTCATGGACATGATTACTGAAGGCGATAATTTGCCTCCAGCAAAACCTTCTGGGGATGATGGTATAGATGATCCGGAAAGAATAGATGATTTGGATGATAAACCAATTCCTCCTGTTAAGCCGGCTGATAAGCCAAAGGATACTACTAAACCTGTAGAGGATGAAGTAGAAGACGATACCCAAGCAGACGACGAACCAGGAGAAGGATTGATTGGTACCATGGCTAAAACCTTCGGGATCAATTTTGAAGAAGGAGAAACATACGAAGACACTGAAGATGGTCTTATAAGTTTCACTAAGAAGGCAGCAGAGCAAATGGCAATGCAGAATCTTGAAGAGCTCTTTGAAAAACTTCCTGACGTTCAGGAATACTTGCAGTACAGAATGGACGGAGGAGATCCTTCTAAATATCACACTGCTCAAGCACAAACTGATTATGTATCAGCTGAACTTAAAGAGGACGATGTAAGAACCCAGAAAGCTGTTCTATCGGATCTTCTTAAAAGACAGGGATACGATAAAGCTGAGATCGATGAGACTCTACAGGACTACGAGGATACCGGAATTCTCTTCAAGCAGAGCAAGAAAGCACAGACTAAACTTTCTACTTTGGTAGAATCAGAAAGAGCTCAGGTAGTTCAGTCTCAAGCTAAAGCAGCAGCTGAAAGAGAAAAAGAGAATGTTGCTTATTGGTCAACAATTCAAAAGACGATTGAAAGTGGAGAACTTAAAGGAATAAAGATTCCTGAAACTGAAAAGAAAAAGTTCTACGATTGGATTAATAAACCTGTAGACAAACAGGGAAATACAGCCAGAGCAGTAGCTCGAAAAGAAATGGATACACAGACCGTACTCGCTTTGGAGTACATGTTCTATAAAAATCTTGATTTGGGAAGTTTGGTTACAGCTAAAGCTAAAACCATTCAGGCTCAAACTTTAAGAGATAAACTTAATACCGGGAGTACCGGAAACAGAATGGGTAAGTCAGTTACTAAACCTACAAGACAGGTTCAGTTACCGAGCACCGAGAGTATCTTCTAAGGTATTCATTAGCACACATAAAGAGTTAAGCATTGTTTGCCATGGTACTTGGCACAAATAAATTTTATTAATAATTTAAAAACCAAGTACAATGGCTTCTGACAATGTTTCAAAATTGCGTCTTTACGAAGACACCTGGAACGCGGAGAGCATGACAGACGAGAATTCCCTGGCGAATGCGTTGCTGACTCAACCCGATGTTCTTTCTCCTGTACTTACTCATCTCGCAGGTCGCGAAGACAAGAGGTTTCCTCTTTCCTTCTTGACTGAAGGTATGGGTAATGTAAAACAGATCAATGGTATCGAATATGATTATCCAGTAATGGGTCGTCTAAACAAAGCGGTAAAAGCTATCGCTGTATCAGGTACCGGTCTGGGATTCTCTATTTTCGAAATCACTTTCGCTGAAAAGTGGTTCGTAAGACAGTACATTATCGAGAACCCCGCTGGAAAGCAGGCTCGTATCGTGGCTGATCCTATTCCTGTCCAAGGTGGTTACAAATACCCTGTTCAGATTGTAAGTAATGACCCAGCAGATTTCTTTGCTTCCGCCGACGTTATTGGTAGAAACTTCGTATCTCTGTTTGCTCCTGTTGCTGCATCTGGATCAAGAGGTAATGAATCACATTGGGTTGCTCCTTCCAAGATGCGTAACCAGATCACACACATCAGGAAATCCTATCGTTATGAAGGAAACATTCCTAACCGTGTTGTGAACGTAGAGTTCAACATCGATGGAAAGAAAACTACCTTATGGTATGATTTCGAAGAGTACCAGCACATGCTTCGCTGGAAAGAAGAAGTAGAATACAATCTTTGGTATTCCAAGTACAACAGGGATTCCGCTGGAGCAATCCACTTAAAAGATGAAAACGGGAACGTGATTCCTTTGGGTTCAGGTCTTATCGACCAAATTCCTAATACTGATCAGTATGCAATCCTGACAGCTAAAAAACTGAAAAATGCTGTAAGAGACGTTCTCTACGGTGCTTCAGATGCTTCACAGATGAACATCCTGCTTTATTCAGGTATCGGTGGATTAGAAGAATTTGATAATGCTATGAAGAGCGAATTGGGCGCTGGAGCATACATCAAAAACACTGATCCAAAATCTTTCGTAACTGGTAGTGGAAGAAACCTCACCCTTGGTGGATTCTTCACAAGCTATCAGCACATCGATGGTCACACTATCACAGTGAGACATCTTCCTCTTCTGGATCACGGCGCTCGCGCTTTGAACTCAGATAAACACCCTATCACCGGTCTTCCTTTGGAATCGTACAAAATGATCTTCGTTGACCATTCTGTATATGATGGTGAATCAAACATCAAGCTCGTAACACAGAAGGGTCGTGAGATGCTTCGTTGGGCTGTTGCAGGTTCTACTATTCCTCCAGGATTCTCTGGAAATGCTCTTCGCGCTACTGACGTTGACGGTGCATCCGTACACTTCATGAAAGCTGCCGGAGTTGCAATTCGCAGAGCAACCAATTGCTTAACCCTTGATTGCGTAATGTCGTAGTCAATGTTCTTATAAAAAGTAGCTCTCTTCGGAGGGCTACTTCTTTTTGTTAATACTCACATCAAAAAACAACAAACACAATGGCACAAGATTTAATCTACATCAAACGCAAATTATCAAAAAAGAATTTACCAAAAGAGTTGTTCACCGATAGTCATGAGAAAATCGGAGCAACCTTTACAAAGACCGGCGAAATAAACAGCGGTCTGACTTTGAAGGAAAAGAAAACCCTTCTCCCCTCTCTGCTCGGTACCAATGATACCGATCCTTTGTTTTACAATAAGGTTAACGAGTTCTTCGCTAATCTTTCGATCAATGTGAAACTCGATGAGCCGGTTATCCTGGATGTTACCATGGATGACGACATTCCGCAGAACCCTCTGGATTACATCAAATGGAAATTTGCAAAAGCAAACCCAAAGGTTTCATCTACTAAAGAAACAGAAAATGACTGCCAGTTCATCATGGAGAATCCTAAACTCATTATGGACGCGAAGAAAGAAACCTTAAGCAAGAAAAAAGGTGCTTACAAGGAATTCATTAAACTGTCAGCTTCAGAAAGTAAGATGAAACAGGTTATGGTTAACGCCGGAATCTTTGATGCTAAAAGAGATCAGTCCGAGTGGGAACTTATCCTTGAAGAATACGTCGAAAAGAATCCTACCGGATTTATGGAGATTCTTGCAGATGCAAACCTGGAGACCAAGTTCTTTATTAACAGCTGCATCACTGCAGAAGTCTTAAGAAAAGTTGGAACTGCTATTTTGAATGGCGACCAGACCATTGGTAATACAATGGAAGAAGCTGTAATTTTTATACAGGATAAAGCTAATAGTGATGTTTTTGCAACACTAAAAGCTCGTCTTGCTGAATTCGAAAAGAAATAGTAATAATACCCCCGGGATTAACTCGGGGGTTAATTTTATACCTCATGCAATACCACTGGATACTGGACAACGGACATGGAGAAGATACTCCTGGTAAGAGATCCCCGATATGGGTCGACGGAAGTCAACTATTTGAATGGGAACTAAATCGAGATATAGTAGAAAGAGTAGCCAATTTTCTTACATGCCGAGGGATAACTCATACAGTTCTGGTCCCAGAAACAAATGATATCTCTCTTAAGGAACGAGTTAAACGAGCCAACACGATATTCATTACGGATCGGAATTCCATTCTAATTAGCGTTCATGCTAATGCAGGTGGTGGAGAAGGATGGGAAATATTCACAACAAAAGGTGAAACAGCTTCTGATAGAATAGCTACTAAATTCTACAAAGTATTCAAAGCTGAATTCCGGGAAGAGAAATTCAGACTGGACATGTCTGACGGGGATCCTGATAAGGAAGAAGACTTTTACATTATTAAAAATACAAAGATGCCGGCTGTACTTATAGAGAACTTCTTTATGGATACTCTTGGAGAATCCAAGAAACTCCTGAATAGTTCTTTCAGGCAGCGCATTGCCAATGCTATCATTAAGTCAATATTAACAATAGAACAATGAAGCGTATAATTATTTTAACTCTTGTGCTTGTCTTCTTTATCGTACTGCTTCCGAATGTTCATAAACCTCCTACGGATATGGATCCTTGCAAATTCATTAGGGATTCTCTTGAATTGAGAATTAAACAGGACAGTGTTATACTGGATTCCTTAAGTAAAGTAACCAAAGAACTATGGTATTTAAGAGATTCTTTAGAGTCTAAAAACAAAGAAATAAATTCAAAGTATGAGAAAGTTGTTGGTGCTATGGGCACTTGGTCTGATGATCAACACGCTGTGTTTTTCTCAGCTGAAACAGATGACAAACGATAGTATCAAAGGATACTTTGTACCATCTGAAAATATTAAGAATGCGAATCTAAAATTCGTGGAGCTATCGCGTCTTCAGAAGCAGTCTGTACTTAAGGACTCTCTAATTGTAATATGCTATGGGCAGGTAGATAACTATAGAAATATGTTAGAAGTATCCATGGAAAACGCTTTAGCGGAGAAGGCAAAAAATATAAGTCTTGAGAAAGTAAATCAAGAACTCGAACTTAACTTGGATGATACAGAAACGAAACTTAAGGAGACTAAAACTAAGTTAGCTCTTTGGAAATTAGGATATATACCTGTTGTAATTCTACTATTTTTAATAAAGTAATACGATGACTATCAGTGAAATGCATATCGCTATCGATCAGAAAATACAGAAGATTAATGCTTTTGTAGTAGATGATGTGCGCCCGGAAGAGAAAGACATGTTTCTTAATGATATGGCTGAGCGCTTTATCAAACAGAGATTCTTTGCTTTTAGTAATTCCAAGCAAGTTGGATTCGAAGAGACTCAAAAGAGATTGATGGATCTCCAGACTCTTATTTCTACAGCCAGAATTCTACCAGATGATCCTGATGGATTGGATAATATTACTTACCAATTTCCTACAAGTGAGGATGTTATGTTTCCTGTTAGTATAAGCGGGTCTATATTCGAAGTAAATCGCGAGATACTAAAGACCAGCAAGTTTGAACTTAAATACAGAGGTACTAAAGATCCAGCTTCTGCTGCTTTGGCAAATCCAGAACTTGGAGACTTCATACTTATAGGAGCAAAAGGAGATTTTGCAAATTACCCAATGGCACTTGCAACTCCCAATACCGCTACTATTAATGACGTGCTTTATTATAATGGGACTTTCTGGACCAAGATTTCCGGAAGTCTATTCAATAAAACCAGACTTAATGTTCCAGTTAGAGTACTTGAACATGAGTTTTTGATAAAACTTCTCGATAATCCGTTTGCAGAAAGCTCTAAATCTTCTCCTGTTTGTGTGATTAGAAACAATACAATTATAGGATACTCTGGTAAAAGGTTTCTATTAAAAGAGCTGAATATGTTCTTTATTAGGAAACCGGAACCCATGAGTTTATCTTCAAGTTCTGATTGTGAATTACCTGCACACACACATTCTGAAATCGTGGATATGACAGTGAAACATATACTCGAAATTATAGAGTCGGGAAGGTACCAGGGAAACTCACTTGAAAATAAAGAAACTGAATAATAATTTAAAATTTACACAATGAAACAGTTTATGGTCGCCTTTCCAATTGGAGTTACTGCAACTGCAATAGGATCATTAGCAAACTCCACCACCTCTTTCGTAGGTCGTGGGGCTGCAACTTCTCTTCATGTTATTTCTTCATTTACCAAATCTCCATATCAGTTATGGAATAAAAAGGCAAATGGTGTCATCGAAACTTCTTTTGAGTTTACCAACAACGAGATTGTTAAAGTATCCAAATTACTTTACAATGCTGGAATTCAACAGGTAACAACTATCACTCCAGGAACTTTCCCTGCTGTACAGAAACTTGGTGATGAGTACATATTGAAAATTATCAATACTACTCCTGGAACAATGAATTTACCTACAAAAACTTTTGTAGCTGTACGTAAAGGAGTTGATTTTACTGCTACCACTTTATGTGATGCTTTCAGAGCTCTCATTGGAACAAATGCAGATCTTAAAGTTGTTTCTTCTGGTACTACTACTTTGGTTCTTACAGGTCAAACTGCCGATAACCATTTCAGAGTAGCTGTTAATGGAAACTTTGTAAATGCAGGTGTAGTTTATACAAATGCCAATACTCCTTCTCAAGGTACTTCTGCAAAAGTAAAAGCCCTCGAAGCTGAGTGCATGTCATGGGGTAAAGGTGTTACAAACAAAGTTCAGTTTGCCGATATTCCAGCTACTGAAGTTGGTACTGGTAACTATGACATTACTGTAATTGAAATTGCCCAGTCCGGTGGTGTTGATGCTTCAGGAATGAAGAATCAGAAAGTAGAGCGTAAAATGCTCTATATAGCTGAGACCGCAGGTACTTCTCCTATTGGAACTCTATTTGCTGCGTTGTAGTTTTAGTTAGTGTTGATGTGAGGGGGACGGGAAACCGTCCCTTCTTTTAAAAAATTAATATGACAAGTCTAACATTTAATTCGAATATCTGGGGCGGAAAAGCTTTACTCCTACAATACTCTGTAGTATATGGTGGTGGTGAATCTGGTTATGTTCCTAAACTGGAAGTATTATTTCCAGATAACTCGTTACTAACTATTAACGTGTTAGCATTCGCTGCTAAATTCGGTACTCTTGACGATTGGAATACAGCTGCTGATCCTGAGTACTGGTCGAATATGAAGTTAGATTTAAGCAAGTGGAACTGGTTAACTATACCAGAATCCACTGCAAGTATTCTTCTTCTTCCATTGGAAGACCTAAAGGATGCAAATAGATATCCAGGCGGATCCTTAACAGAGTACTTTACATATGAAGATGCAGATGGAATTCCAATTGAATTTCCTGATGTTCCTTCATTCCCTGTAGGTATCTATAAAGTTACAATGAAAGGTACAGTTACCGGAACTACTGACAGAAATGACTCACGAAGAGTAATGTGCTTATCCGAGATCGAGGACCATATTGCAAGGTACATTAATATGTACACTGATTTGAGATCTGATGAAAATGCAACTCGATCTGAAATAGAAACTCTTCGCGATATGGTAATGAAACTTATGATGATTGAGTATACAGCCAGATATGACTTCTCTCGTAACAAGTACGAGGACTCAAATGAAAAAATTCAATCCCTTAAATTAATATGTGAATCAGGAGAATATTCCTATAAATCCGGACACTAATGAGTATCTCTTTAAACATAAAAGATTATAATTCTGAAGCAGAATTCCTACCTGTTCTGGACGGATGGTTGTCTAGGAACTCCGGAAGTATGGCTAAGATGATGTCTTTGAATATCGAGCATAAGGATTTATTTGATCTTATTACAGACCAATTCTTTAATAGGTATTTATACGAGATAGAATTTGGAGCTTCATATATCCTTGATTCGAATTCTTCTCCTGTTACAATTCCGCTTACTGCGGATATGACTTTTATTACGTCCGATCAAATACAGTTATAATGATTCAGTATGTCAACATAGGGGGTCAACCGAATGATGGATCTGGTGATCTTCTAAGGACGGCGTTCGCTAAAATAAATGAATCCATTCTCCATTTATCAGAATTGGCGGATGCTTCTATAGTTGATATAAAGAATATGATCAGTTCTCCAAATGATCTGGCTCATATATTCATTGGTAATTCTGATATAACTACACTGTTTTCTCCTATTTCCCACGACCATAATTCTGTATATTCTCTTCTTGGACATCATCATAACTCTGCATATGCCTCACTTGGGCATAATCATAACGGTGTATATTCTTTATTAGGTCATGACCATGGTGGATTATATTCATTGGATACTCATATTCATGATGAGAGATACTCTCTATTAGTACATGCACACCCAGAATATGAAGGTGGTGGTACTGTAGATACAAATGGATGGTTTGAGTTAATGAATCCCGGACTTCCAAATGAATACCTAAGAGTAAAAAAACCGCTTTCTGGTGATTACGATATTCAAGCTTTTGGGTTTTCTGGTATGCTCCCTTCTCCATTAATAGACAATCTACCTATTGCGAGTGCTACTGTATTTGGAGTAATAAAGGTTGGAGCAAACCTTACAATTACAAATGGTGTTTTATCAGCCGATGCAGTTGGTGGTGGTGGATCTGTTAATATTTCAGGTGTACCAGTAGCAAATCAATTAGCTGTTTGGCATACTGCCGATACGATAAAAGGACTTCCGGGAATAACATTCGATGGTACAACCTTATTCGTTCAGGGTAATGTAGTTGCTCAGGGTGAGATTTCAGCCTTTCAAGGTACAGCTCCGGGATCATGGTGGGATTCCATGCCTGTAGCAACAGATACAACTCTTGGTGGTATTATGTATAATGCCTCTCAATTTGAAGTTGTTTTAGGATCATTTCAAATAAAAGCAGGTGTATTAGTTCCCGCATCACATCAGCACTCTTGGGCTGATATAACTTCAGGTAAACCAACTACAATTTCTGGTTACGGTATTACAGATGCATTCAATGGTGCTTTTAGTTCTTTAACTGGCAAACCTACCACAAAAGCTGGTTACGGTATTACCAATGTTCCAGATATATCTGGCACTCCATTAGTAGATCAGGTTGCAATATGGACTGATGCCGATACTCAGAAAGGTTCTCCTAATATGAAATTTGACGGAACTACCCTTTCCATTGTAGGTAATATAATTGCTACAGGGGAGATTTCCGCATTTCAGGGAACAGCACCCGGCAATTGGTGGGATAGTATGCCTTGGGCTACTTCTACTACTTTGGGTGGTATAAAGTATGATCCTGCGATATTCGAAAGAAATGTAGGAGATCAACTCACCATTAAGCCTGGGGTAGTATCAGGTGCATCACATGATCATAATACTTTATACTTCCTTAAAGCAGAAACAACTTCTGCTATAAGTGTTGCAATAGCTAATCTTGTTGCATCCTCACCAGCAACCCTTGATACTCTTAATGAGCTTGCAACTGCATTAGGTAACGATCCTAACTTTGCTACAACCGTTTCAACCTCAATAGGGTTGAAAGCTCCAATTAATAACCCGACATTCACCGGTACTGTATCAGGTATTACAAAGACAATGGTTGGTCTTGGTAATGTCGATAATACTTCCGATGCAAATAAACCAGTTTCCTCAGCACAACAGACAGCTTTAAACTTAAAAGCTACCATTGGTGTAAACCCAGCAATTTCAAGGTTGGCTATATGGAGCAATGGAACAACCATAAAAGGAGATACTAATCTTACTTATGATGGTTCATACTTAAATGTTACAGGTGAAATAAGAGCTACAGCAGATGTAGTAGCTTATGCATCAGGAGCACCTTCAGGTTCATTCTGGGATACTATGCCAGCTGCAACAACCACAACATTAGGTGGAATTATAGTTGGTCCTAACTTCTCTATTCTTGGTGGAGTTCTTAGTATTGCAGGTGGAGTAGCTTTTAACTTATCAGCAAATTACTCACCTACAGGATTATGGAATTTTACACAGATTCCAGAAGTAGGTGGTATTGATGTTTCTTTAGTAAATCATAATCATACTTTCGCTGCATTAATAAGTAAACCTACCACATTATCAGGGTATGGTATTACCGATGCAATGAGCACATCACATGTTGCCAATGCAATTACAGGAACTAATATTTCAAATTGGAACACAGCTTTTGGTTGGAATAATCATGCTTCAGCTGGTTATGCACAGGCAAATCAAACCATGTATCTTGGAACTACTGCGGTTGCTATTAATAGAGGTTCAGGAGCATTAACACTTGCAGGTGTTAGTGTTGATTATGCTTATGGATCATCAAGAGTCGCCAGTGTGGATAGCGATAGAACATTAGCTACATATATTCCTACTTATGAAGGAGGACAACATGTTAGATTTTTCTTTGCTAATGCATCGGCAGTAGGTACAGGCGGTAGTTACGCAGGAGTAATGCACTTTGCTCCATATACAGGAACTTCAGTATCAACAGGAGATGCTTCTTATCAAATGGCATTTGGAAGTACAGCAGTAAATGGTGGTGGAGTTCCTTCGTTGAGAATAAGAAAAGGAATAGATTCTACTTGGAATGCATGGTATGATATTCATACAGAATCATCGCATCCTGATAGTGGATATGTTCATATAGCAGGAACAGAAACCATCACTGGAGCTAAGAGGTTTGCAACTGACATATCAATAGGAAGTAATGGTACTTATACTCTAATAAAAACACCTGTTGCTGGTGCAGCTATTCAGTTTGGTGCTAATAGTGGTACTTGGGATAGAAATTTGCATCTTGGGTTTGTCGATGGTTTAGGTGCATTTAATGCAAATCTCAGTATTATTCATGCAACAGGTAATGTAGGTATTGGAACTACTTCCCCACAAACTACTCTTCATGTGCATAATACAGCATCCAATTCTACTGTATTAATTTTATCTGATGGTTCTGGATATGTTGCTGATAATGGTCCTACTTTATTATTTAGACATGGAGTAGCTGTTGAAGATTTAGCAAGTATTAGAGGAGGATTTGAAGCATCAGATAATGATAATTTTGGAAACTTAGTTTTTGGAACAAGGACATCAAATGCCTTGGGGATCCAAGAAAAAATGAGGATTTCCTCTTCTGGTAGAATTTTTATAGGAATAGCATCTTCAACAAGAGATTTTATACTCTCTAAATCAGTAGCCGGTGATGTGGTTTCAGAATTTGCAAATACAAATACCGCTGGAACTACAGCAAGAAACATTCTACTATGCAATACTGATGCAAGTGGATCAGCTTTAGGACTTTATTCCTATGGAACAGCCAATACAGGTAGTCTCTTTGGTGAACCTATGACCAAAGGATCAGCTCTTATTTTCGGTGGAAACAATTCAAAAGCAATAATAGGAGTAAGTAATGCTGCTATTCCTTTGATGTTTGCAACAAATGGCGATGTAAGAATGACATTAGCAACAAGTGGAAATTTAACAGTCACGGGAGACGTAATCGCATACGGATAAATTATGGCATTAGGACAAACAAACATATCGATAACTTCTGTTAGAAACCTTATAGGTTCTACCAGTTACAATCTATTTTTACTTGGCACATCTGCTCTTGTCAATATGTGGAGTAAGTATAAACCTGTTCGGGGTACTTATCCTGCTTCATCAAATGGTAAGTATGGATACGATATTCCATTACGATCAGGGAGTAGTTATACTCCTACTAACTGGGCTTATCTAAAACCTCAAGGGGGTTCTCCCGGTGGCGTACCTGATGAACCTGTTCGATTAGGCGATTTCAGAGGATACGAGCATAATCCGGATTTAACTTATCCACCTGTATATGCTAATAGTGCAGAGCAAAACGAATATGCTGCATTGCATCCGGCTGCTCCAAATGGATATTCTGCTTCCGGTTCAGTTATAGCAAGATTTGTTACTGCTACAAATGCATTAAGACCTTCCATGATAGAGCTGGGATTTGGAGCTTATTACTTTGGTCTTATTTGCAAAGTTGGAATATCATCATATTTTATTAAAACTCTTACTACAGCAATATCTACTTATGCTGATGGGGCTCAAAAAACAATTGGGTATAGTGCATCATTAGTAAATAATACCTTATGGGATTCTACCTATTCAGACCTTCCTTTTGGAACAGGTGCGTATGAAATGCAATTTATTATATGTAGTAATTCTCATGCATCTTGGACTTCAAGTATTACCGGAACAATATATAAGCTTCCTTCGGGATCACAGGGAAGTATTTCATTTAAAAACACATTTTCATTTATAGTAAAACCTTGGTTAGTTGTTGTTGGAAGTATAGCGTTAGCCCACAATGCTAATACCCGTGCTTTAGCTAAAGAAGTTCAAGTATTCTTATCCAATCCTTCTTTACCATATACCGTAACTATGCCTAATGCTGATTTTACGTTTGAAGTATGGACCGATTCAATTGCTAATGGAGGAACTAAAACAAGTACTGTGGCTCAATGGGTTCATGGTACATGGATACGTGTATGGGTGGAGATAGAGAGACTTGCTGGTTATAATGGACTATTTGGTGTAGATGCAGCCAATTGCGCTACATTTGCGGTTGGTTTAGTCAGAGCTGCTGCTCCTGCTGTTGTTCTTCCGGAATCATGGGACTCAAATCTTACATTGTCTGGGACTATAAGTGGTCATACTACAAGTGGAATACATATAACTTTTACAGCGAATTTCGAATACCCAAAAGTGCCTATTGGATATATTATTAATGTAAATGGAGTTGATCAATATTCATCAGGATCATCAGGTATTGATGCTGATACAGGAGCGCAAATGACAGGTGTGGCGTTAACTTATTCAGGAGTAACATATACTTATGGAGATACCATCATAGTGAAAATGTATAGAGGTGCAGCTCCAAGCTTAGGAACTTAATTTAATATCAACCAAATAAAAACAACACAATGAAAACAATCTTAGTAGTAGTAGTTCTTGCAGTAATCGCAGTAGCTTTTATTGCATTCGCAGTAAAGAAGAAAAGTAACACCGACAAGCTGGTAAACAAATTTCCAGCGAATGAGAGTAAAGAAAAAAGACACAACGAAAAACCTGTTTAATTATGAAAATGCAATTATCAGTACTTGACAGATTAATATTTTCATCATTACTCCCTAAATCTGGGGGTATGATGGAAATGGAATTAGTAGCTGTAGTGAAGAGTAAAGTAGCTTTCACAGCTAAAGAACATACCAAGTTCGAGTTGAAAGACTTGCAGAACGGTAGTGTTTCTTGGAACCCGAAAGCACCGGAGGTAGAATTCGACTTTGAGGAATCAGAAGTTAAGCTTCTCAAAAAAGGAGTTGAAATGAATGATAAAGCCGAATCCATCAACGAGCAGAACTTGGAGCTGGCTAAAAAGATCATGAAGTTATGAACCCAGCAATCTATTCCATATTAGTATTCACCCCATATTTATTTGGGTGTTACTTTCTTTTTGGTATCCTTAAATCAGTATCAGCGAGTTACTATGAGATAAAGCATAAAGCAATTTTCACTTTTGTATTGTGGGGATTTGCTTTACCAGTAATGATAGCAGGGGATTCCGCTTGGTTTTTCCTTGCTGGTTCTGCTATATTCTTTGTCGGGGCTGCTCCAGAGTATAAGTATAAACTCGAAGGCGATGTTCATTATGTGGCTGCGGTATTAAGCATACTATTTGGATTAATTGGAATAGTGGATAAAGGAGACTTGGAAATTGCTTTAGGTTTAGCGGTTGGAATAGCTCTTCTAAGACTGGTAAAGAATTACACCTACTGGCAGGAACTTCTTGCTTTCTATGGGATAACACTTTATATAATTTTACGGTAATGCAAAAAATATCATTCATCTACCCCTCTGATCTTGGAGGCTTAAAGACTGACGAGAATGGGAACTATCTTGTACCAGAGGGGTTCGAGATATACAAGATTCCTACAGCCGAAGAAGTACGGTTGCAAAGGATAGCAGAACTTCAAGCACAGATCGACCAGATACAGTTGATGCCTGAGCCGAGTGATCAGGAGTACTTGGAGTTTGGGAAGATGATGCACCCGTACCGTACTGAGAAAATGAGATTGGAAATGTTAAATCAAGAGTTAAATACTTTGTAATGGCTATTAGAGTATATAGATGGAGGAAACCTGAACTTACTGTTACACCAACAGTGGGAGGTACTCTTCTTGCCAATACTACATATTATCTTACAGGGTACTTAGGAAAACGACAGAACTCCTATAATGAATGCGATGGACCATTTGCTGATGTAGTATCTTTTACAACTGACACAGTAAATAAATCTATTTCAGTATATTGGAAGGTAACAGTACCTATTCAAAGTTTTGCTGATGCTGGTAGCGGAAGAATAAGAGTAACAGCTACTAATCATTGTTTAACAGCTGCAGATACTTTAATAATTGAAGGTGGAGTTCATGCAGGTACTTATACCGTAACTACTTGGGAGAATTACAATCAATTTTTAATCACCCGAGCTTTTGTTAGTGATTACACAACTACATTTAGAGTTGAAACACCTCATAATAGGTGCACAGATAATGCTAATGGTACGGTTTGGTTGAAGCTATATTTAGACACAACGACGCCTTTTAATGGAACAGCATGGCAAGGACTCTCGTCAAGGTTTTCTCACATCTACATTGCTGACGGTTACACGACTAATAATATAGTAATTACAGCTCCTTTTAATGTAAGTTATAATGCAGCCCAACATCCACAAGTTTACGCTGATGGGTATACATTTCCAAGTTGGTGTAAGGTTAAAGAAAAAGGAAAGATTTATATTGAAATTACAGCATCCACGGAAACTGTAGCAACATTAAAACAGGCATTAATAGATGCTGATGTTCAGGATGTTGCTTATTGCACCTCTAAGGAATTTGTTCTTTTTGGTACTTTGTATGTTTATTCAGGGTCTATTACCTTTACTGATTTTATTATAGTATGTCATTGGGGAAATATGGATTCTGCAAGTTTTGGCAATTTGCTTGTTTATGTAAGATGTTCCTTAAATTTTATACAAACTTGGTATAAGGCTTATCTCAGGAGCAATGCGAGTTACTGCAATATCATAATTCAAGTATTTTATGGAGTAGCCTTAAGCGGTAGTGGAGCAAATAATATACCGACTGGTTTGAATAATACGTACCTAATGTCGCCTGGATTATCAGGAGAACAGGTAATTTTAGTTGGTTATACTAATATGACTATGACTATTCCGGGAAATGGAGTATGGCTGCATTTCTCGAATATAGGTAAAGAATTAATCAACTGTAAATTATATCAAGGAGCTATGATGCTAAACCTATCTGTTAATGTTTTAGAGTATAGAACAGTTAGGGGATTATATATTGAAAGTCCGTATGGTTATGATATTATTCACATGAGTAATTATGAATCCCATTATGATAATGTGGATAATAACAGAGCTTTAAATCGCAAAACTGTTTATGCTCATTCTTCATATTATGGTTTAGGGGTTGGTAAAGTTTACTTTCATAGAACAGGGATTATTTTAGTTAAGACTTCTGACGGAGTTGCAATACAATCCGCACAAGTGATTATCACAGATAATGTTGGTAATGTCTATACTTATACAACGGATGTAAATGGTAGCGTGAGTTATGACGTTTTGGAGCAAGTAAGCACATCGCCCGCACTGGTGAATAATTATTACACAAATATATTTTATGAAAACTTTGAGATTACGGTTTCAAAGACAGGGAGCCAAACAAGTAAGGAAATTCACGCCACTTTAAATGGTAAGACCGTTATCGACATCGCCCTCCTCAAACTCCCCTTGCAAATTACCTCAGTTGACATAACCGACTGCTCAGCTCCGGGAGTGAGTGACGGAAGTCTCGCAATTACAGCCGAAGGAGGAACTTCCCCGTTTGAGTATTCTTTGGATGGGAGTACTTGGCAGATAGGAAATACTTTTACTGGACTTAGTTCTGGTAGCTATTCTGTATATGTTAGAGATTCCGCTCTTGCTATTACTGAAATGACCAATGTTGAAATAGAAGAACCAACATATGCTATCACATACGTGGAAGGAAATATTCAAGGTTATATCCAAAAGGTCTAAGTAATCTTATATATAGAATCTCCATTCTACCTGTTTTTTATTTCCAAATGTATCTTGGTAAATAAAAAATCATATCATGAAAGCATCTGCTAAACATTTTTACAAGCCTACTCCTATTATCTGGAGAAAAATCGGCGACTCACTACTCGCAGTGGGCGGACTACTTGGTACTTATGCTATTACAGAAGATCTGAAATGGCTGGGTATAACACTTATCGCTTGTTCGATAGTTGGAAAGTTCCTTACCAATTTCTTTAAAGAGGATCCTAAATCATAACCCATGTCTAATTTGGAAGGAACTATAGAAACCATTGAATTATATGGTGTTATAGATACTCAAGAAATTATTGGTTACATAGAATAATATTAATATGGATAACAATATAAAATTTTATCAAGGGAACTCATTTGACGCACTGATACCCGTCATAAATAAAACTACTGGATTATCGGTGGATATTTCTGCCTATACTGCATCAGTTACAATCAGGAAGAAACTTAAGGATCCGGAAATTGTACTTACAAAAGCGCTTGCAATCGCAGCCAACAAGATACAGTTATCTTTTATTTCTACAGAAACTCTGCTCCCAGCCGGTTCATATGTTTATGATGTTGTTATTGTTTTGAACGGAGATGTTAAAACTGTTATCCAGGCTTCCATAAAAGTTATGGATTCTGTAAAATATTAATTTAAAAAGCACACGTAACCGATCAATATAATAAACCTTTTTATCATATACTTTTTCAGCGTGTATCTTTAAACTCATAATACGAATAAAAATGCCAAGAATAATTTTAATGCCTAAAGACGCTCACGGACTTCCAGTTCCAATTATGTCCTTGAACGATTCTCACGATGTAGATGGAACTGCAGTATCAGCTCAGAGTAATGCTATTGATGGTCAGATAGCAAGGATATGCGCAGTAGGATCTGATATTAGATTCTTATCTGGGGTTAATCCTACAGCAGTAGCAGTATCGAATTTCCTTGCTGCAAACTCAGAAATATGGATTCCTGTAAATGTTGGGGATAAAATAGCTGTTTTAGGTGGTATTGCAAATATAGCAACCGTAGGTGTTTAGTAAACTTTGAGCAATACATAAAATTATGACTATAGGAAAACTAGGAAAGTTGCACGTAGGTTTGCAGAATAGTGGCAGACAGAACTTGACTTTACTATCAATGTCAGATAAGATATTGTTTTATGGTAAAAATTCCGAAATAGCTGATGGGAAGATGCCTAATATATTGGGAGATGATTGGTTGACCGTTACAGGTAGTGCAGGAAGTGAGACATTTCAATGTCCGAATACTGCTCCATATATAGCTGCCGATACGGATAACATTTGGTTTACTAGTATAGCAAATCAAAGAACAGTAACATTTTCAGAGGCGATAGGTTATGATTTTCAAAGAACAATTTTTAAATATGATAGTTACGACCCGTTCCATATAAGAGAGATTGTAATATTAAAAGAAGATGCGATACTTACTAAACGTGCTATTAATATTTTAATGGCAACTATGGATATAAATCCTTGGTGGTTGGGGGTATGGAATAATTATGGAAGTATTAAAGAAAATAGAGCATTCGAACAAACATTATGGATGAAAAAATCACTTCATGGTAGGCTATATAATTGGTATGCTATAGCTGAACTTGCACCTGCTGGTTGGCATGTTCCTAGTCAAACTGAAATTACTACTATGCGTACTTATTTAGGTGGTATTAGTGTATCATTACCTAAAGTAAAAGAAGTTGGGTTAGAGTATTGGATAGATCCTAATACAGGAACTAATGAAAGTGGATTTACTGCTTTAGGTAGTGGGACTAGAAGTAGTAGTGATTTTGAAACATTAAAAGAAACTTTATTTTTATGGACAACTACTAATGGTACTATAGGCGGAACTAAAAAAGTATATAGTATTTCTAGTTTATTTGTTTCTACAGACTATGCACCTACTGATGGTTGTTCCATACGTTTAGTTCGCGATAATCTTACTGGTTATGTTTCAGAAGAACAATTGATTGATGATGACGGTAATATTTATGATACAGTTCAAATAGGTACTCAAGTTTGGTTAAAACAAAATTGGGCATGTACTAAGTTAGCAAATGGAACACCAATACCTAATGTTACAGATAATACTGCTTGGACTCAATTAGTAACAGGTGCTTATTGTAATTATAATAATGATGAATCATATGTATTCCAATAAATAATAAAACAACAAATGAAAAAACTAATTCTAACATTGTTCCTTATTCCATTAAGTTTGGGATTATTCAGTCAGGTATGGACTATAGGAATGACACCAGCTCAGACAAGAAGTGCTGTTAATGCAAAGTTTACTGCTATCATGGATAGCCTAGGAAGTCATTATAATGCACACACTCTTAATTATAATGGAATCAGGCTACTTAGCGATTCCATTACTGTTCATCGAGGTAGATTAGATAATTTAACAGATAGTATTTCTGCTCATAGAGTTAGATTTACAACTATTGTTGGAGATGTATCCACAGAAATGTTATCTGATAGTTTGTCAACTAAACAGAATACTCTTGTTTCAGGTACGACAATTAAGACTATTAATACTCAATCTTTACTTGGTAGTGGAAATATTACAATTACAGGAGGAACCGGTACATTTGATACTACCTATATTTATCAACAATTAAATAACGATATTCTATTACAACCGGGAGCTGGAATTACTCTTACACCATCAGTAGGTGCTGTAACTATATCCGCCACAAACGCTTCAGTTGATAGTAGTATTTATATTACAGTAACAAATTTACGCAATCAAGTAAATATATTATTGGATTCATTATCTGCTCATAGGTATGAAATACAAGCGTTATGGGATTCTCTAGGAGTAACTCAACCAGCTCCACTTAATCAAGTTCCTTTTGCTTCTGCTGTAAATGTTACAGGCACTATGGAAGTAGGTAATTTGGCAACGGTAAACTATACGTATAATGATAATGAATTAGATGCTCAAGGAACTTCTACTTTTAGGTGGTTTAGAGCCAATACTTCAGATGGTTCAGGACAAACTGTAATAGCAGGTCAAACATCTAATACTTATACTCTAGCAGCTGGTGATAATACTAAGTATATAGGGGCTGGTGTTACTCCTGTAGCTTTAACAGGAAATTCTCCCGGTGATGAAGTTATTGCATATAACAGCACTCAGATAACAAGCCCATCAGGACTATATAGCGATAGTGTATTTATTAATTTTTCATCTCCAGCCAATTTTTATTATAGTTCTAATGATCCTTATGGTAGGACATGGGAAAATGCATATTTGACTGGATATAATGCTGATGATACTTTAAGCAACAATTGGATTATTAGAGCCACCAGCAGTACAGTAGGTAGTACTTTAAATTCTACAGGGTATTTATCACAAAGTTTAGTTCCTGATTCTGTAGCGATCACTGGATTAACTTACGGAGATGATAGTATTTCATATCATTTAATAGATTTTATAGGAGTTCCCACAGGTACATATGATATTAAAATATATAGTGCTTATTGGAATACCAATACAACAAGATCATTGGTTTCCACATTCAAAGTCATTAGTCCAACTTCATCGGATAGTGTAATAATTAATTCCTACAATAATACAACAACATGGGCTACATTTAACAATACTGTTATATCTAGCAGCCCGTTTAAACTTTATGCTAAAGGTGGAAAGCGGACTGATGGTGTTTATTATAACGGAGATTGGCACATAAGAGGTATAATGTTTTATAGAAGACAAGAATAATATGAAAAAGACAACATTGTTAATAGCTGCAATATTTGTAAGTATTATTATATATTCGCAAATACCATCGGGTTTACCATCATGGATAACCAATGTGGTGTATATTGAAAACAATTCTCAACTTAATCGGTATCCAAGCACTCCAACTAATAATACTGCTTATTTGTTTAGAGCTGGGCAAACCTTCAATATTAATTATATATTAAATAGTACCGCAACTGATTTTTATGTAGGTTCTACCGATGTTTCAGGGGATAGTCTAGCTTATATAGTTTCAACCCTAGCCACTGATAATGGAAAGATATTTTCAGGGTCATCCTATAGAAATGCATGTTTTAAGAATTTAAGTCTTAGAGCAAGTTTTTATACTAGTGGTCTTAGTGATTTGAGTGGGGTTGTTCAAATAAGTCATAGAAATAAAAGAGTTACTAGTGAACTGGATTCCGATCTTTATATTGAAAATGTTCATATGTATGGCGGTTTATCAGGTATGAGGTGTGGTAGTTTTGGTGATGCAGTAGAGTTAAGAACAGATGTCCATATTACTAATTCAACAGTAAGAAGGTGCTGGGGTGATAATATATATTTGGATTACTGTGATTCTGTTTTTATATATAATATTCGAACAGATAGCGTAAATCTACTTACTTCTATTAACCCTGCATGGATTGGTGGAGATGCCTATCAACAAGAATATGCTGAATATGTTTCAATAAAAAACTCAGAATTCAGCCACGCTAGTCATTCTGGAAAATTTGCTTTTATAGCTAATGGAACAAAAGTAGTAGATGCTAGAAATAGTCGTTTTATAGGATGGACTCTTTCAGCAACTATTTATGGTGGCGGATTAGGTCCAACAGCCATAGATGAATGGAGTTTTAAAAATTGTATTATAGAAAATTCAGCTAAAGGTTTTTGGAAACATTCTGATTCTCTAGATATTTATAATTGTGTATTTAAAGGTCTTACAGAATATGCATTTAATAATGTTACAAATTTTGATAGTATTACTATTATTAATTGCGATGAAGGGTTTTCAGGAACAATATCTACATCTAAAGTTATAAATAGGTGTATATTTGATAATGTTACTACTCCTGAAAATTCTAGTCATACTTTAGGTAATAATTACATTGGCACTCCAACATATTTGGACGCTGTTTATAATACTACCCTACCATATGGAGCGCATATAGATATAAATAATTTTGGATATGATCCATCATTTACAGGACTTCCACCTGATCCAGATCCAGATCCAGATCCAGATCCAGATCCAGATCCAGATCCAGTTTCGGTAAACCCTATACTTAAGTTTAGTGGAAGCAACTTACGTTATACTGGTAAAATCTTAAAATTTAATCTTAACCCTTAACAATAAATATTATGAAGACAAAAGACATATTTCAGTATTACTTAGCAGGATTAATCGTATTGGTATTTTTCACGCTAATTTATATAGTGTTCAAATTTGCCTTGCCTGACACTAACAAAGAAATTGGTTATATGGTAATCGGGGCGTTAACAATGAAGTTTGGGGATGTGGTTGCGTATTTCTTTAATTCAACTAAAGGAAGTGCTGAAAAAACTGATATAATCAGTAAGCTACCTCCAATTTAGCTTCATCTCAACTCGGAGCAACAAAATATAAAATATAAAACACACTCTCATTAAAAATAAATAAAAATGTCTTCCCTACTCTATATCATCGTCATTTCCATATCAGTCGTTGGACTTGTGATTACCATCGCCAGTTTTTTAGTAAGTAAAATCTGGAGGGATTCTGAAAGTAACAATGCTAATATACGAAATTCTCTTCTTACTTTGAATGAGCAAACGAATTCCAGTAATGCAGAACTCTCCAAACAACTGATCTTACTTAGTAATGCTGTAACAGGACTTACTGTAACAGTTGGAGCTCAAGGTAAAGTGCATGATGATTTTAAATTTAATTGTAATGAGCACAAATCAAATATATTTACAAGATTGAATGCTCACAGCGAGACTCTTAAAGAGCATGAGAAAGACATCACGATAATAAAAACTAAGATTCAATTATAATGTCTACTTTAAAACAAATTGTATACAACATAGCTGATGCTCTCTATAAAGAGAAGGATCCACAATTTGTTGCCCGGGTACAATTTAATGTACTACATTATAGATCTATGTTTATTCGTAGAGATCTTCAGAAGAATGGGTTTTTTGCTCCTCACTTTATCCAGCGTATTGGTGGACTTGCAACCAAATCAATTGATCAATCGGAAGTTTATCAATTGGATATAGGAAAGAATGTTACTCGGAGCATTGAACCCATTCCTTCTGTAGTTAGATTGAATAATCGTAGCGCTTTCTTCTACGTTGGTTCTGTTGACAAAATGGTATCTTATTCGTATATTGCACCCAGAGAAATTCCTTACATGAAGTACAACCAGTACAGTAAGCGAATGCCTCGGTACACTTACCTGAACGGGTATTTGTATTTCATAAATGTGAATCCGGAGAAGGTAACTGTTGAAGCAGCATTTCAAGATCCAACACAGTTAGCATCCTACCTTGATGATTCCGGACAGTTAGCATACACAGACGATTCTGAGTTCCCATTACCTGACGATATGATCGAAGGTATTACTCTTGGATTGATTAGTGGTATATACAAAATGTTGGGCGATGGCGAAGCTAACGAAGTAAACATCAACGAATAATGGTAAACCACACAGCAGTAGACATGTATGAGTTCTATAAAAAGAACAACCCGGGAACTGAAGTAACTTACAATCAGTTCAAGTATATCTTAAGTGAGTATAACAAAAGAGCAGTAGCACACATTTTAAATGGTGAGACTCTCAATCTTGGAAATCGAATGGGAAGAATTCGGATCAGAAAAGTAGCGAGGAACTTCGATAAGCCAAGAATAGATTATAACGAAACAAAAAAGCTTAGAGCCAGAGGGCTTGATAAGACGGCGTACTTCACAGACGAGTTCTGGTTCAAATGGTATTGGGAGAAAAGACTTTGCCATATACCAAACAAGAGTGCTTATAAGTTTAGACCCACTGGTGGTGACGGCGGAAACAGAAAGAAACTGGTGAAGCTGCTCAGACAGGATGAGTTCGCTCAATTAAATTATAAAGTATGATAACCAATTACATTCCATCCAAAGCAATCATAGGTAAGATCTACAAGGATCTCAAACCGTCGTCTCCGGATTTTGAAGCTGATGCGATGGATTGGATTGGTGAAGCATTAGAGTTCATTGGCTATACTGGACCAGGAATGCCAAAGACCGTAGAACTCACAGTTAAAAACAATCGCGCAATTCTTCCGGGGTCTATACGAGAGATTCGTTCTGTATGGTACGAAGGAAGTAAGCTTGACCTTGGTAATGATATTCAGAAGCGTGGTAGCAATTACAATACCGATGTGTACGTTTCCAAAGCAGATAGTGTTCTGGATCCATCGATCAATAATGTAACTCGATACGGATATGCTAAAGTAGGTTCAGGAGCTTCAGGAGAGTATTATCTTCTTGCAGCAGGTTATGTACTCACTTCTTTCGAAAGTGGCACAATACAGCTTAAATACGTCTCTAATCCAGTCGACGAAGAAGGATATCCAATTGTACCGGATTCTCCTTATTTCAAACAGGCATTGTTCTGGTATGTACTGCGCCAATTAGAAATGGGTGGGTTTAATCATCCACAGTTTAATTTCGCATATTGCGATCAACAATGGAAGCATTACTGTATAGCATCCGGCAACGATGCTATGATGCCATCTCCTGCTATGATGAAACGATTTGGAGATTCTTGGGTATCATTCTTTACAGATAATGAATCAGAGAATGATGAGTTTTGGGATCTCGATTTAGATACTTCTCCTGATACTGCATAATATGAAATTTGATAAAGGGATATACCGTGATTGTGCTCCTACTGATCAACCGGCAGGATCATACAGACATGCAAATAACGTAGTATACAACCGGAAGAACGGAGCATATTCCACTGAAGGAGGAACCCAGAGTATATTATCTACTATAGAAAACTCTGTCCCAATCGGATCGGCTCCTATCAGTGCTGATAAGCAAGTACTTTTCTATAAGAATACAGTAACCGGTATGTGCTACATCTCGGTATTTACAGAACCTTCCACGATAACTGTAATACGATCTGCAGTTAGTCTTGGGTTTTCTACACAGTATCCTATAAAAGCAGTAGTAATTAAAAATCAGAAGGGAGAAGATATTGTTACCTGGGTGGATGGTAAGAATTCTCCTCGAATGCTTAACTTGAATAATCCCGGGTTTACAGATGGAGAGTTGGAACTTTATCCTTATTTGGTAAATCTTTTCCCAAGTGGTAAGATGCCAATACTTGAATCTGTATCCATGCTCGAGGACAGTGGTAATGTTAGGACAGGTACTTATTACTTTACTGTTGCTTACGAACTCGATGGCGGTGGGATTTCTAATTACATGGCAATCTATAATCCGGTAGCTGTTTCGAAATACACTTATGCAGCTGGAATAGATGGTATTGTAGGAAGTGATTCTGATTTGAACTCTTTAAAGAGTATCAAACTCTTATTTACAAACTTGGATAATCAATACTCTAAAATGCATCTTGCTGCTGTTAAAGTTATCGATGGTATAACTACAGCAACCAAGATAGGAGAATATCATATTCCTCCCAGTAAACAGTCTATGACTATTATATATACTGGAAATGAATTTGAAGAGGATGTACTGGTTGAGAGTTTACTCATCAACACAAGTTATTACTCCGGGGCTAAGGCAATATCGTATCACAATAGGAAATTGTATTTAGGAAATTTGTCAAAAGATCCTTTTATCGATTGGCAACACTATGCAAATCAGATAGGAGTTAAATGGAACTTCGATAAAACTGTTTCCGTAAATGGAGTAAAGGGTAGCTTTAAGGATAATGCTATCTCTTATAAGTTCAAAGGATTCATGCCAGATGAAGTCTATGCTTTCTATGGCGCATTCAGATTAAAAGATGGCGGACTGTCTACGGCGTTTCATATTCCTGGTCGTTCTGCTCTTACTGGAGATACAGATTTACTTCCGGCAGGTACCGATTATACTCAGGATAGAATAGTTTCTGCTAACGTAAAGAAATTCCAAACACGCAGTACTTCTTTAATAGATGGTACAATGGGTTATTGGGAAAATGAAGATGAGAAATATCCAGAAGACTTTCCAGACTTTAAGGGACAGAACGTAAGACATCATAAATTTCCGGGTATTCCTGATTTACTATCATGGAGTAGAGAGTATATTACAGCTACATCCGACTCACCAGAAGTACAACCTGCTTTTGCAGGAGCAAGAACTTTGACTGTTGGTAGTTCCGGAGGATCTTCTCAAGGAAGATTTACTGTGCAATCAGCTCAGACATCTCCATTAACTTTCTCATCCTTCAATACAACCACTAAGCAATTAGAGATAAACAATTCTGGCTACGTAGATATTGTTATGACCAATATCAGTTGTGACTCAACTACTCCTTCTCCCGGGCAAGCAGGATTCGAAATGAAGCTTGTTAAGATAAATACTCAGAATGTAACTACAGTAATACATGCTCAAGATCCTGTAAGTGTAGAAGAGAGAATAGAAGATATGCCGTTCATGGCTCCTATTGCTAATGCTTTCGATATATTTAGTAAGACTATACTACAGGTGCGTGTTGATCCTGGAGATCGATTTGAATTTGTTGGAACTGGGTATGGAGCATTACAAGTGTATAATGGATCAATATCTTTTACATTCTCTGAAGCTAAGAGTTTGACGGATTACATCGGAACTAAATTCGCGCATATGCTCGGAGTAGAATTTAGTAATGTTACTATACCAGACGAAATAAAAGATCTTGTTCAAGGACTCGAGATATTCTATGCTAAAAGAGGATTTGAAAATTCCACCGTATTATCACAAGGAGTTATTTTAAATACTGTAACTAATAAGCCAGCAGCGCTTACTTGGGCTAATCCGGTTTGGTCTTTTGCACAAGGAATGAGATTCTATTCTCCTGATCTTCTTGCTAATGAAGCTCCGCCGAGTATCAATCCAAATTATATAAAGATACAGAGTGAGGTATATCGATCAAGTGGAACTGCTAATGTACTTAAGAATGGATTTACGTTTGCTACTCCAGCTTCTGGAACATTAAGTGAGCAGATAATTCCTGTTGAATCTTACAAGTATGATCCACAGACTCCTGATGATTACAGAGAGACAGCTCTTAGTCTTACTGTTAGTAAGACTTTTCAAGGAGCACCTGGAGCAGATCTCATATTTGCCAATCTTTGCGCATACCGTAAAAACGTGTATGAGAAATTTTATGAGCAGGAACTCGTATCAACCGGGTTCATTATTCTTATAGAACAAGGAATCGCATCACTCCCAGAAGTTATTTTTGGGGGAGATGTGTACAACTCTGATTTTGGGTTCTTCACCAATTTCGATAATGGTACCCCTGCTACTCAATTACTATGGTCTTGTCCAATGTTCTCTGTGGTTAATGCATCTCTTCGTAAGAGAGGAGAAGAGTATGGACAGGTTATCTATCCTACTGATTACAATGGTATCGACGTATTGAATTTTGTAGGTACAGGTACTAAAACTCATATGGACAATTATATCTGGATCAATCCGGATATATGTAAACTTAATGATCTGAATCCTGCTTATGTCGATATTGATAGAGATTCCAACTTAGAAAGATTTCCTACTCGAATTATAGAGTCGGATATCCAAACTAAAGAAGGAGATTCTATTTCAATTAGAAAGTTCAGCCCTCTGAACTATTATGAGATGACTAAGGATAAAGGAGAGATTGTAAATCTAGAGTCCGCCGGACAAATACTTCTTATTCATACTACAGAATCATTATTCAAAACGATGTCTCAGGTTTCTATGAAGGGGGACACTACAAATATTATCCTTGGCAATGGAGAGATCTTCGCTGTTTCTCCTGAAGAGATCATGGCAGTTCCTGGTGGGTACGCCGGCACGCAGGATCAACAATCATGTTTCTATAGTAAAGCAGGATATTTCTTTGTAGACCGTAAATACGGTAAGGTGTTCTTGCTTAATCAAGAGCTGAAGGAGATTTCTAATAATGGACTCAGAGAGTTTTTTAAATCAAATGTCGGATCTGAATTGGATGCGCAGTTAATAGCTGCTGGTCAAGGAGCACTATCATATCCCTATACTAATGTAGGTCAGTTTGGATTCTTAGTAACTTACGATGAGGATAATTATAGGATAGTTGTTACTAAGAAAGACATTAAAGCAAAAGCTGGATTTCTTGGAGACCATACTTATTATGATACGAACAAGTATTTCAATTACAAAGGAAGTCTTAAGAAGTATACTGGGGTTCATATTGCTTTAGTATTGGATAGTCCTCCTCCTGAAGGAGTCAGTGTTTATATTGATGATCACATGATTGACATCCCTGCAAATGAGTACATCAATTTCGAGGAGCATAGTTTTACAATCAGCTATTCTATAGTTAATCAAGCTTGGGTTTCAGAACATGATTATTATCCTAACCTGCTATTCTCTACAAAGAGAAATATGTATGGGATCGTTGGTAATACTTTGTACAAGCACAATGTTGACTTCTCCCCTTCTATATATGCTGGAGTAAGAATGCCATGGTTTATTGATTTTGTTTTCCCAACAGGTAAAGATTCTCTTCTGTCCAATGTCAACTGGCAGAGTGAGTATATCGCAGCTTCTGGAAACACGGATCACTTCTTAACCTTGGATCGCGCTTTAATCTACAACTCTTTCCAATGTAGTGGAGAGAAGATAGTTAATAGCGCAGTGGGTGGAAATACTCGCATTACTCGTAAAGTATGGAATTTCAATGAGTTCAGGGATCTTGTGATCGATAATAAGATTCCTTCTATGGTCGACTTTCAACCGGTTCTATCGAATATAGATTTGTACCTTGATTGGTATAAACAAAAAAGGTTCATAGACAAGTACCATATTATTCGACTTGGGGATAGCAATTCACGTAGTAATGTACTATATTTGTATGAGATAGATATCTCAGCACGCCTTACTTTCCGATAGCACATAAAAAGAGTATATAGCACGGTGAACATACACTTCAACTATATACTGTTATGGCTGTCAAATCTTCCCTTAAAAATTATAAGTTTAAGAATTCTCCGCCTAAGTTAGGATACGGAGCCGATATTCTTTCCGGTGCAATGAATGGTACTTCTATGGGAGCTTCACTTGGTCCTTTGGGAGCTGCAGGTGGAGCTATCGTTGGTGGAGTAGCCGGACTCTTCAAAGCGAAAGCAGATAAAGAACGTCAGGACGCTTTGGACAAAGAGATGGCAACAAACAAAGCAAGAAATCTACGTCAAGTAAACGACATCGCATCTCGCGCAATTCTACAGAACTTCCCCTCCCAAGGGATTGAAAGACCTATGATGGGTAAAGGTGGAATCGTAAAGAAGAAACCTACTGTCGATGCTATAAGTGGACCCGATGTGAAAAAGTTCGCTAAAGGCGGAGAAGTTCCTGATCCTCCTATTGAACTGGAAGACTGGATGATGAAACCAAATCCTAAGAACGGATGGTTCGGAAGTACAAATGCATATGATTCTTTTGGAATCGATGATATACGTGGGATGAAACGCTATCCAAAAGAATCTTTACCTGAAGTAATGAAAGCTCCTGTAGATAGTAAGTACAATCTTCTTTTGGATGAGTACACTGGTCCTTCTTTAACCGATGAAGAGCGCACACGATTAATTAGAGCTTGGGGACAGATGGATGAGTCCACTGCTAATGAAGGGTTAACCTCGTGGTTTGATTCTTTATCTAAACCTAAAGAGTACGGTAAAGGTGGAAATGTTTCCCCTGACTACATCGCAGAAGGTGGAGAAGTAGTTTCACACAGTCCTTTTAGGACTCCTATGACAGATAAATCTGGTTCTTTAAAAAGACTATCTGCAGGACTATCGAAAATAAATGGATCCAAACATTCAAGTGATACCGGTGGAGTTGCAATGAAAGGTGGAGAACGAGTGTACTCCGATCAAGTTCCAGTGCCTAAACATTTACTCAGAGTATTAAAAAAATTATAATATGAAAACAATAGCTGATGCCATGACTACTCTTGGCAAGAAGAAAGCGAAATACGAAAAGTATTCCAAGGGAACTCCGCGGGATAAGCAGACAGTTGCTCATATGATTGGAAGACTTAATCAGATGGAAGACGAACTGTTCGAATATCAGCAGTCTGTAAATGGTGGTGAGACTGCTGAAGGATCGGTTGTTAAAGCTGGTAAGGGTGTAAACGTATTAGATCAATTTAAAGATACGCGATTTGGGGGATCTAAAATACCTGAATATAATTCTTTAGTTGCTACTAATCCTAACTCTACATTTTCTCCTCCTTCTCCTGCTAATTCTGTAGCTAAAGGATTTGATTTTGTTGGGGCAGGACAGACAGCTATGAACTTTCTTCCTACTGCAGCTAACTGGCTGCAAGGTCGAAGTGCAATCAATAAGCTTAAAGCTCCTGATGCACCTATACTTACTCCCAATGTAAAATTGAACAAGACTTTGGATGTGTCCAGTCAGATCAACGCTTCAAATCGTGCTAAGCTTGGTGCTGATGCATTCGCCGATAGAAACTTTGCAGACAATCAAACCAGTATGGCGCTACGTCAACAATCTAAGGTTGATAATATCAATCGTCAAGGAGAACTATTTAATGCGCAGACCAACTATAGAACCCAAGTTGGTAACCAGGAATCTATGATGAATGCGGAAATTACAAATCGTAATGTAAATGCCGGGAATAACTACCGGGATTCTTTAACTGATTTCAGAAATAATAGAACACTTGCCTTAAGTAATAACAATACTATGGCTATGGACTCTGTACAACTGGGTATGCGGGATCTGAAAGAAGACAACATGGATGTTCTGAAATACTCTTTGGATGCTTTAAAGAGAGAAGGAGTTGTTAACGATGACATCATTAATGTTCTTATGAACTTTAAAGGTAATCCAGCTGTACGAAAGTTGTTAAAACAAAAGGGTAAAATATAATGAACAGAGATAATCAATACTACGGTGGAGCTGATACCAATCCTTTTGCAAGGATAATTGCTCCAAGATATATTTCTCAGCGAGTTGGACTCCCTTTGGATGATATTAAAGCAGCTGGTGATGTTATGCAAGATCGTTGGCAACAGGCAAGCGATACAAAGATAATGAGCGACGATCTTCTGAAGTCAGCAAGAATAAATGCTAAT